TCTACAACCCAAGAAAGATGGAAAAGACCTACTACTGCGTAACATCGTCATTCCACGATGACGGACGTGTTACGGCTGCTATCACAATGACCCGGAAAACTACCAAATGCCCCAAAAGCCATTCGTATTCTGCGAGAGACAGGGATATATACACAGATTGGTACGACAATTTGGCTGACGCAGAAAAGGCCGTCGCTGATGCTCGTGCTGAAAGTGCTTATCGGGAATAGTTATCCGATATACAAACTTTTGATAAAATCTACTGAATGCGGAACGGCTAATCACCGGCTCCGCTTTTTTTGTGTCGGTTTGGAGTGTAGGGTCGCTTGCTTGATTATGGCTTTCTTTGTGACGACAGAACCATTACCACTAAGACCTACGTGTTGCAGGTAACTAAGCGTTGCGCCGATTTCCTCTGCGGACAATACGGTATAGACTGCTGCAATGCTTGAGAAATAATAATCTTTGACCTCTCCGCGTGGGCGAGTGAAAATATGAACGTGTACGACTTTAGCCATGTTTGAGAAACATTCCAAATGATTGTTATATGGAGCAAAATTACAATTTTGGAACGGCTAAAATGGTGTCTTAATAAGGCATAATAGTGAACGCTAATGTTCAGTGGAATAAGGGGATAATGCTCTAATAATGAACATGGAGCGAGGTAACTTTGCGGTATATAATCAACAACACGAACCGCAATGGCTACTCTTAAAATTTTCAACGACATCGTAGGAGAAGAAGAGAAAATCATGCTCCAAAACTGGGAGGGCATGGACGGCGTGTGCTATAAGGACATCGATGAGTTCATCAGTTCAATGGCGGACGATGATAACGTCATTGATATTCGTATTCACTGCCGTGGCGGTGATTGCGTTGAGGGCTGGGCGATATATGACAAACTGCGTCGCTCCGGCAAGAAAATCACTTGCACCGTCGAGGGCGAGTGTTCGTCAATGGCTACGATAATCCTTTTGGCTGCTCCGTTAGAGCGTCGCTTCGCATACAAGAACGCTCATTTCTGTATCCACAATCCGGCTCTCTGCTGCCCCGAAATGGATTGGTATACCAGACTGACCGCTGACAATCTCGAAAAGAACATCGACCAACTCAAAGTTCAGGCTGACAACCTGCGCATGGAAGAAAAGAAAATGCTTGACCTCTATGTGCAGCGTACTACGGCCACACGCTCCGAGTTGGTGGCTCTTATGGCTCTTGATACCTATGTCGGCACACAAGAGGCTATCGAGATGGGCTTCATTTCCAAAACACTCTCGCCCCTCACGGCATCGAAAACCAGAACATTCACAAACATAAAATCCAAACAATTCACAGCTATGAAGAAAAAGTTTGTCAAGGTGGAGAGCAGCAAGCTCAACCGCCTGCTTGCAAAGGCTGGACTCCGTCGTATGTCCGACCTCCGTATGAAGGCTATGGTAGTTACCGCTGCCGATGGCTCTGAACTCACAGTAGACCGCGAAGAAGGCGACCCGCAGGTCGGCGATACTGCTTCGCCCGACGGCGAATTTGTCCTCGATGACGGCACAGTCATCATGGTCGAAGAAGGTATCATCACTGACATCATTCCGGCCGGCGACGGTGAGACAACCGCCGAGGGTGACGAACTCGACGAGAACGAACTCGTGGAAGAGGTAGAAACCCTCACCGAACAGAACGAACAGCTCGAAGAGCGTGTGACCGAACTCGAAGAAGAACTGGAAGCCAAGCGCGGCGCCCGTGTCCTGTCCTCCGACGAGCGCGTTATCCTCGCCAAGGTTGCCAAGGCCGGCGGCCGTGCGTGGCTCGACAAGGTCCTCGCAAGCAAATCGACTTTCAATGCTTCCAACCGTCGCTTCGTCGAGACCGGCTCATCGGCCCGTCGTACTACCGGCGAAACCGCTACCCAGCGCAAAATCCGCGAACAGAAAGCCGAAGCAGCCCGCCGTCGCGCAGCCCGCAAGTAATCAGGCTCCCCAACATCAATCACAAATTAAAGAACACAGTCATGAATTTTAGTCAGTTTACGGTTGACAACGGTGCGATCCGCGACCTTGGCGAGTTGCTTTTCCTCACCGTTTTCAACGACCCCGAAATAGAGCGTGTGCTGACAATCTCCACGGGCGTATACAACGGACAGAAGCTCGGCTACATCGACGACATGGGCGATGTGGGTAAGAATAAGTCCGGTTGCTCTCCGACCTACGACAACATCAACATTACCGGTGTTGAAAAGGAGTGGGCGCTCGGCCCGTGGCAGATTGCAAAGCATATCTGCTATACAGAACTGGAGAATACAATCGCCAAATATTCTCTGAACACCGGCACAGAAATCGCCTATCTGCCCGACACTCCATACTGGAATGACGTTCTCGTTCCGCTGCTCCAGCGAGCAATGGTAGAAATGTTCTGGCGTATCGCATGGTTCGGTGATACCGACGCAAAGAATGTCGCTGACAGCGGCCTCCTGACCACTGGTGTCGACAAGACCCTGTTCACAATGGCCGACGGCCTGTGGAAGCGTCTGAAAGCAATCACCGCCACCAACGCTCACCAGCTTACCACAATCGAAGCGAACACCACCAAAGACACCTCGGCTACCCCCAAGGTAACGTATGCCTCCCAGAAGGCTGCAATCCGCAAGGAGGGTGTCGCTATCGGCATCGTGGACGATATGCTCTCTGATGCTGACTCTCGCATCTTCGACAAGGAGGACCACGCCATTATGATGACGAACTCCCTGTTCAAGGCTCTGCGCAACGATGTGAAGAAACTCCACAATCTCCAGCTTGAAGTCGAGCAAGTAACGTCTGGCATTCAGCTCTCCCGTTACGACGGCCACGAGATTATTGTCCTCGACATCTGGGATAGAATGATTAAGAAATACGAGGATAACGGCACTTCTCTGAACTGCCCGCACCGCGCAATTCTGACCTCTCCCCAGAACCTTTTTGCAGGTACGACCGACAAGGAACTCATCGCTGACCTCTCCGTAACGTTCAACGACGAAACCCGATACAACAATATCTTCGCACAGTCGAACATCGGCACCCTCGTAGGTGAGGACGCCCTTGTTCAGGTTGCCCTCTAATCCCAATACGCTATGGCTACTGAAAGTTGCGACTACAAATTGGCTGCTGACCTCGTAGCAAGTTGCGAGAACAGCTCCGTGGCAGGTATCCGCAATACCGGTTGGATTATCAACTCTGATGACATCGACCGCGACTCCTGCGCCCGCGACACCAGTAACCCGTGTATTCTCTCGACCCTTGTCCTGAAGAAAGGCAAGAAAGCCTATCGAATGTTTGTTCCCGGAAAATCACCATTCACGGGAACAAACAAGGCGATGGCTACCGGCACCTACCGCAGTAAGTTCACAAAGACTGTCGGTCTGGTAATTCTTGACAACGGTCCTGACGTGGTAAACGACATCATCAATCCCCTCGCAAACGGCTCGTTTGTCGTCATTCTCGAAAACAAGTATGGCGGCAAAGACGGCAAGAACACCTTTGAGGTGTACGGCTATGAGCAGGGCTTATCGGCCACAGCGTTGGCAGACGATAAGTATTCCGAGGAAACCGATGGCGGTTGGTCAGCCACACTGGAAGAAGCGGGCGCTCCGTCTGCGGGATTATTCCTGTTCAATGACAGCGTTGCGACTACACGCACCGCTATTGCCTCCCTCGTTGCAGGCTCCTAACGTATCACACAACTATGGGCTACAACGAAATCATCAAGACCCTTCAAGAAATGGAAAGCCGTTACGCAGACGGCTTTTCTACTCTTGACAGGGCTTTTCTCGATAAAGTGTACTATGACCTTTTCGGGCGTGAAATAACCAACCGTGGGTGTAGCGACTGCTATCGGGACGCATACATGGAAATCAAAATTAAACTCAAAAAATACAAAGCAATGCCAAAGAAATCAGACTATAAGCTGAAAGCCGGCGCAGTCATTTCTTTCTTCGGGCAGTCGCAGGCCTATACCTCTGCCAATCTCACTAACGAGGTTGCAGAAAAGTATCTCGCCATGAACCCGGCTAACGCCAATCTGTTTGCCGAACTGCCCGACGACTGGAAAGCCCGTGTAGCGGCATACACAGAGCATAACGCCGATGGCTCGGACAATACTCCCCACATGACCGAAGCCGAGGCTCTGGAAATCATCAAATCCAAAGATGAACAGATCGCGGAAAATGAAGCCGCCATAGCGCTGCGTGATGCGCGTATCGCAGAACTGGAAGCTGACCGCGACTTTCCCCCAGCAGAAGATGAGAACCCTTCTGAAAAAGACCTCGAAATCGAAAACCTCCGCATGGAACTCGGCAACGCCAATGAGCAGTTGGCCGCTACCACAGAGGAACGCGACAATCTTCTAAAAGAGGTCGAAAACCTCAAGAAAGAGAACAAGGGCCTCAAGCAATCCAACGCTATGCTCAAAAAGAAAGTTGGCACAGATACTCAGTCCGAAGCTAACGCCGAATAATCACAATCCACAAAGCCTAATACTCAATGAACGTCAATAGTGTAATAAGACCTCCGAAGCGGTTCAGCACCGATTACCTAAGTCTGTTGAACATTCAGACGTATGGGAGCGATAACCTCTATCCCCAACGAATGTATGACCTGATACAGAATAGCCCGACCGGTAGCACCTGCGTAGAGCGTTACATGACGTTCATTGAGGGCAACGGCTTACGAAACAAAGATTTTTCTGAATACATCTGCAATCGCAAGGGAGAAACCATAGACGATGTATTCAGCCTTATAGCATACGACCTTGCGTACTTTCACGGTTTTGCTCTCCATGTCAACTATAACATGGCCTGCGAAATTGTGGAGCTTCAGCACATACCATTTCAAGAGTGCCGTCTGGAGGAAGAAGAGGACGGTCAGATTTTGTATGTCAACGTACACCCTGACTGGAGTGGCAAACGTACCAGAAAGGGCAAGACTATAAATGTCGATAAAAAGAATGTCAAAAAGATATTCATGTTCAATCCTATCCCCGAAGTCGTACTGGCGCAGATTGAAGCGTCCGGGGGGATAGAGAGTTATCAGGGCCAGATTTTGTGGTTTTCAATGGACGGCCGCTATCAGTATCCTAAGCCCATATACGACAAAGTTGTTACGAACCTCTCAACTGATGAGGGCCTTGACAACGTGAAATACCGCAACGTCCGTAATGGCTTCATGCTCTCCGGTATGTTCGTTCACCGCAAGGGTATGACAGTTGAATACGACCAAAACGGAAATGAGTTGCCTCCAAAAGACGATTATGATTTTTCCAAGAGTCTTGACGTGTTTCAGGGTGATATGAATTGCTGCTCTATCATGGACGTTACGATTAACTCCGAGGAAGAAAAGCCAGAGTTTATCAATGTTGAGGGGTCGAACTATGACGCAAAATTCAACTGCACAGAAAGCAGCACCACAGAACGAATTTACTCCGCATTTGGTCAGGAGCCGTGGTATAACGTCCGCATCGGACGTACCGGCTGGAGTGGTAACGTGCTGTCCGAGGCATACGAATACTACAATTCCTATGTATCGAAAGTCCGTCGCTCAATCTCTCGAAACCTGAAAAAGATTTTTGACAGGTGGTATGAGAAAGCCAATGTCTCTGATGATTACGAGATTGAACCGCTAATCTACGTCAGCAATAATTCAACCGGTAACACAATTCAAATCACGCAGAACAATGGAACATCTCTTAACCACTGACGAGGCAGCCAAGATTGGCCGACCCATAAACGGCAAAATAGACCATGAAAGAATATTGGCCTATATCACCGAAGCAGAGCAGATGAATATTAAGCCTGTTCTCGGTGATAGGCTGTTCCTTGATATACTCCAAAACGGCGAGGTAAATGAGCAATACAAAGTGCTTCTGAATGGAGGCACATACACGGCAAAGGACGGCGGCATCTATTCGTTTGTCGGGCTGAAATGCTGTGTTGCATATTTCGTATTCGCCAAAAATGTCATGGTCGGCGACTTTCAGACTACTCGCTTCGGAGTGGTGATGAAGGAGTCCG